TTGTGCCCTGCTTGAATATTTTACCCATCACACTTTCTTCACCAGGATAAACATCAGCTACGATAGAATCGTGAACTGTATTTACGAGTAAACTTTTTACTTTCTGTTCCCTCATTAGATTGTGAATATTTATACACGCTAATGGAACAATATCTGCTGTTGCAAAACCTTGCACAGGATAATTTTTTATTTGTGTACCATAACTAGAACCACCCCAAGGCATACGCTGAGCATATGGAAATGAGTATTGCCTACCTGTAGGTATTTGTATACATTTAAATTTAATAGCATGTGTTTGTAATTTATCATGCCATGCTTTTATACCTTTATACTTTTCTAAAAACTTACGATAGTATTTCTTCTCGTCTTCAGTACCTGTTACACCCCCATACAAAGGTTTAAATGTATGTGCTTTAGCATCTTGCCTTGATACTCCAATAATGTCTGCAGTGTATTGGTGCACATCAATATTATTTTTTATATCTTCCATACCTTGTTTATCTTGTGCCATAAACACTGCAGTTCTAAATTCAAGCTGAGAGAAATCTATCTCCAATATTTTACCATTAGAGAATCTTGACTTAACAACTTGCCTAATAGGAAATGTTTTTCCTCTAGGTTGATTCTGAAAATTAGGATCACGACTTGATAGTCTACCTGTTGCAGTTACTGCCTGCATAAATTTAGGATGTAGCATACCTTGATCATCTGTGTGATCTTTAATACCAGAAATAAAAGTAGATAGATAAGTATCTATTGCATTGTATCTTACAATAGCATCTAAAAATTCTCTAAGTTCTCCCTCAGATTCTGCTGAAAGTTTAGATAGAGTTACTTTATCTGTTCTAAATCCAGACTCTGATATATCATATACACTTCTAGGAACTTGATTAAACCCTGCAAGTTTAGCCATCTTGTGATATATAAATCCATCACCATCACAGTCAGAACATTTAGTATAATTTTTATATGGACTGCCATCTTTTTTTATTCTTTTAGTTACACCTTTACCATCACAAGGTATACATTTGCTTGCACTTGTTTTATATACAGGTGCAGTATTGTTTTTAACTAGAGATCTAAATTGATTTAATGAAAACTGTGGTCTTCGTTTGTTTTTACCTGTTGACTTATCTACACCAACATTAAATATTTTGGCCCAATTATTTTTGTCTAAAGGTTTTTTAGAATAGATTAACCATGATAATTGTTCTGGACTAGATAAATTTATTTCTGTATCACCCATTTTATTATAGACAATCTTGCCTATCTTCTGCCTTAGATATTCTTTTTCTGCAGTGTACTCTGCATTTACTTTTTCTAAAACATTTAGATCAACATAGATACCATTACGTTCCATGTCAGATAATACAACTAAAAACTCACCCATCATCTTAGCAGTCTTAACTAAATCTTTATTAGCAGGAAGTTTAAAGTCTTGCATCTGAGACTCAAATAATCTTTTGGTAATTGTTACATCATTTCTACCATACTCCTCAACAAGATCAGCAGGTATGTTATCAAAAGATATACCACGATCCATGTATTCTTTTATACGATCATCCTTCATGCCTATCTTCCTACGTTGGCAACACATTTGTAATGTTAAAGATTTTCTAACACCTTTGTTAAGTATGTATTCACCTATCATAGTATCATAGACTTTACCAGTATATTTAAAACCTGCCTCTAATAACCACATCAAATCAAATTTAAGATTGTGTCCTATCAATAAAGTAGTTTGGTCTAGCCTCTCTTGTATACTATCATAACATCCTTCACTAACTTTTTCAGAATGATAAGTGAAATAATATTCGCTACCAAACTTTGATTCTAACCCAACACTTACCAGTTTATTATCTGGGTGAAATGGTGATGGATCAAATCCATTGTTTTTATTTTTTTGATATGTTGTTTCTACGTCAACTACTGTAATCATACATCGTACCTACTTATCTCTCTATAAATTCTAGCATCAATAATTCCATGATACCCATTTATTTTATTTTTAGAAATACATAATGATCTATCCATGTTCTCTTGACCATTTGTATCTGGTGCTTTACCTACACCAATAATTAAATCAGCCTCAGCTGCTTTACCAGTCCTAGAGTTTTCCATCATATTAAAATCCATATGTCTTTTATTATGTGCATCATTTGATGCTTGTGATATTGCAATGATAGCACACTTTCTACGTTTTGCAATCTCTCTGGCACTAGTATATATTGCTCTGAGTTTTTCATCTGACCTTGCGTATATACCAGAAATATTTACTTTGTCAAGTTGATCAATGACAATAATATCTGGCTTATGTTTTTCACAATGTGAATCTATATCGTCCATTGTCCAATCAACAGTATCATATAGTTGTATATTCTCTTTTATTAAATCCCATTTACCATTTGCAATCTCTATGTTCTCAACTATTTCTTCTCTTGTCATTCCTGTATAACAGGATATGGCTCTCATCTGAGTTCTAACTGCAGGCTCTTCATTTATAAACGCATGAACTTTAGCACCTTGCTCAGCAAATCCATCTGGTGATGACACTAGACTAACCCAAAAAGCAGTCTTACCTGTCTCTGGTCTAGCAAACACAATCATTAAATTACCATCACCAATACCACCAACCTCATCTCTAAGTGTAGATATACTGAACTTCCATTTAGTAGTATCAACTAACTGATTCATAACTTCTCCAATATTATTGGATACAGATTGTACTTTCTCATCTGGGGTATTTGTCTTATGCTTTTCAATTATAGAAATAATATCATTAAAGTTTGCAGGCTTACCATTAAATATTTCTGTGGCTTCAACTGCTATCTTCTGTGCAGTCTCCCTTTCTACAAGAACTTTCATAATATCTTTTGCTATCTCGTTAGATGGTTCTTGTATATCTTTTAAGTCTTCAATTAATTCATTGAATTTTATTTTTGCTGCCCTAGTTAATGCAGGATTATACATCGTAGTATGCAATCCATATAACTCATCTACTTTTATTGACTCCTCATACTCTGAGTGTGCTCGTTTGATTGTGTCAAACAAAGAACCCAAGTCACCCTCAAATACACTGCTTGATACTGAGCCTTTGTATTGGTCGTAAAAAGATTTATCTAACATCTTTTTTAGTATCTGCTTTTCCATCGTGTCTCCCTTCATTATCTTCTGTTGATTGCTTTTTGTACTTTTAGTTCGTTCTCTAGTATAACTGTAATTGTGTCAAGTTTGCTCTGATCCCTTTGAGTCCAATCTGCTTTGTTTGTATCTATAATATCATACTTCCAGTTAGTCCAACTTTCAAGTATCTCTTTCATCATTTCTTCAGTCATAAAATATACTCCTTATCTCGTCTGTTTTAAAATATTTTAAATCATCTTCCAATGCTTTTACTTTTACGTTTGTAAAACCTTTTGACCTTAACTCTTTTGCAATAGAAAAGGATTTAGTAGTTGCGTCTCTGTCAAGTGCAACATAAATATTTTTGTACTGCATTATGTGTGCAAGGTGTGTATCTGCTAATGATGTACCCATCAAAGCAATACCAGTTAGTACACCAGATACTGCACATGCAGAAGCACAATCCTCTACAATAACTGCATCATCACCCTCACCACAAATAAAAGGAACATGCTTATTACCATACATAAACCATTTAGGATATGTGTCCTTGTGTAATGCTCTACCAACTGCACCTGCGTATTCATTTGTATATTTATTTTTAACTACAAATACAACTCTGTCTTGTGCTACATCATATTTAATATCTGCTCTATTCATCATAAAAGAATCCCAACAGTTGTTGTTTCGTAAATACTTCATCGCTTTTTCATGAGAGAATGGGGACTTAAAACTTTCTGGTAGATTAAATACCGATAACTCCGAATCATCTTTTTTATTTGAGAAAGTCTTAATAACATAGTCCATAGTTTTTTGCCCCTCGTGTTTTCCTTTTGCTTTACACGAAGCATGAAAGCAATACCAACCTATACTGTTACCAGTGGTATCAATTAGCATTGTATTACTATGATGACAGAATGGACAATCTGTTCTCTCTTTGTGATCTTGTTTTAAGTTTAGATTTTTAATGACTTCTAACTGTTGCTTATAATTCAACTTGGACTTCCTCGTATGTTATTAAGTATCTATCTCGGCTAACAAAGTCATTAGCCTCTACTTTCATTAGATTATTATTTAAATAATAAGCTACGTTATTTTCTATCTTCTCTAGTGTTGGTTCTTCCTCGAATGGTATTATTGCTACTGCTTCTATTCCTAGTCCTGCTAGTCTTACTTTGTATTTTTTCATGATTAATTCCCTTATCATAGTTTACTTCATTTGTCAAGTCATCTTTTGATTTTTTATAAAATTTTGGGTGTCGCCAAACAAATGTCATGTGCTAAAATCCTCCACTATACTTTCATCCCACAAGTCAACTGCAAAAGATTTATCTTTTATTTTAAAAGTGAATTGACTACCTTTGCCATCAAGGTACATGGCATTCTCAGTTACCTCGCCACCTAGTTGTTCAACAAGTATTCTAAACTTAAGTGCTAGTGTAAATGTGTCACTCATCAATGTTCCTTGTAACTTACTTGTTTAACATTTCTATTCCAACATGCACGACAACTACCACACTCGCCATCTTGTTTGTAAGCAGGGCATTCTCTACCTACTGCAGGTTTATCTTTGTGTACGCCAGATGTCCACTTCCAAAACTTAGGTGGTGGGCTATCAACTTTAATAGCTGACACACGCAAACATAAATTTTTTGGTACATCTTTCTCATCTAACTTATCTATAATTGAATACTCTCTAGTAGCTAGCCAATGTTTTATATGAGGTGTATTCTCACAAACCTCAAATATTTTCATAAGATGTGAGTAAGATTGCAAGTCTCCAGAGTCAAACCAACGGTGAAAAAGCCTTGATTTATCTAGGTTTTTATACTTTAATGTGATTAATTCTATCATGTAATCTATCCACTCATCACATTCAATAGCATCATACCTCTTTTGATATGCAAGTTTTACTACAGGAAATACATAGCAACCTTTATCTGCATAACATTTATTACAGATAGTACCTTTTATCTTTGCTAACTTACTACCCGTAACACATTTACTGGTAGGTATGCCCCACGCATACGAGGGCATCTTACTGGGATTAGATAGCTTACCTATCTTTGCTTCTATATCTTTAATTTTCATCTATCTCCTTTTCTATGTTATATACTGTATCATATGTAGCACCTTGTAGTTTGCCTATGTCCATTGGATCACAGTTTAAAAAATCTTGTATAACTTCTATAGCTACAGACAAGGTATCATCGTACATTATTCGTGGTTGTTGTCTAAATCTTAAAGTTAGAAAAGTTTTTATTTTATCTTTTGAAACTCTGTGGCTCATATGATTATTACTCCTAAGATAAAGCCAATGATAAACCAAACAATTTCTGTTCGGTAATACAATGACCATTGATTAATTTTTTTTATTAATGCTTTCATAATATCCTTTCTCAACTAAATATTTATATAGATTTTTGCAAGTCTTTGGTGTCTTATCTCCTAGCTTGAAGTTACCTATTACTGCTTTAGCAAATGATGAGTAACCTGTTACTCTAGGGTTAGTCATAAGCATACCATGTTGTGCTTGCATTTTTAATGCTCTTAATAACATATTTTCTTGAAGTGTATATCCATCTTCAAATCTGTATGTTCTTAAGTCATGTTGGCTATCGCCTTTTATTACTGCCATATTTTCTCCTTTGTTTGTTGATTACTTTAGCACATAAAGTCTGGTGTGTCAACCAGAGTGTACTTTGCGAAACGTTTTTTCTCACCAATATAATATTTACGATATGCTTGAATGTAGTTATCCTCTTTGTATTCATCTGGCATACAGAGTGGTGGTATAAGAAATGATTTGTATTGAAATTTATCTTTGATTTTGTCAGTAAGTTTTAAAA